TAAAAGATGGTGAACTACTAGACGCAAAAGCACTAGTAAGAACTTTAGATAAATTTTCTACTACAGAAGATTATGATGAAAGAGTTATTAGTATAATGAGTAAAGTAGAAAAAGTATTAAACGATATTAAAGAGGAATAATGAGAAATTTGTTTTTCATTTTAGTAGTACTATTAAGTGCTATATCTATATCAGGTATTGCTGCCGCTTATAGTATTATAGGATTAGCAACTCTATTTGCAGGTGCTAAAGTAGCAATTATTGCTATGGGTACTTCACTAGAAGTTGGTAAGTTAGTTGCCGCCAGTTGGTTATATCAAAACTGGAAAAATTCAAATCTACCAAAAACAATAAGAGCATATTTAACCACGTCTGTTATTGTATTAGTATTTGTAACTAGTATGGGTATCTTTGGGTTTCTATCAAAGGCACACCTAGACCAAGTAAGACCTACAAGTGATAATGTAGTACATATATCATTAATAGATAGACAAATTTTACAAGAAAACGTTGTTATAGATAGAGCAGAAAAGACATTAAACTTATTAGACAAAGCATTAGAGGTATATATAGATAAGGAATATGTTAGTAGAGGACTAAAAGAACGTAAGAAACAAAAAGAAGAAAGAGATTTTTTAAATAATGAAATAAGAGTTGCAATGGATAAGATTGCAAAATTGACATTAGAAAAAGGTAATATAGAACTAGAACAATTAAAGATAGAAGCAGATGTTGGTCCACTTAAATATGTTGCAGAATTGATATATGGTGACGAAGCAAAAGAACATTTTGACGAAGCAGTTAGATGGATTATTATTGTATTAATATTTGTATTTGACCCATTAGCAGTATTGTTATTGATAGCTGCCAACATATCATTAAGGGAAAGAAAATTAGCAAATGAAGCAAAGAATAAGAAAAAAGAAAAAGACACTAACTGGCAAAGGGAAGCGACTAGAGCTAAAATTACAGCGCAAGGTCTCCGAGATAAGCAAAAGTTTTATAAAACATTTTTTACAAAACTAGGTAAAAGAAGTTTAACGAATAGAGATTATGAAGATTTTTTTAAAGGTATGGGTACGGAAGAGTTAATGAAATTAGGTTTAGATCCAGATGAAATAAGAATCAAACTAGACCAAATAATGGAATTTAATGAACCAACGACTAAACCGTATTTAGAATCGGGAGTTAAGAAATGAAGAAGATAATTATAGTATTATCATTACTACTATTAAATGCTTGTGCTGTAGCTCCATCTTGGTTAGCAACAGGTACAGGTGCGTATTCAGAATACAAAGTAATATCAGCTGCTAAAACTGGTATAGATTTTGGTTTATCAATGAACGATTTACCTACAACCAATGATGTAATATTATCAAAAATTACAGGATATGAATGTAAAGTTAGTAGAGCGCTTAAAGAAGGTATAGAGTATATTTGTGCTAATATAAAAATACATCCACCAACAAACGCTACCCTTGACAAAGATGAAAAAAAGTGATATTATGGTACTTATGAATACTCATTTACAAGCTTGTCCTAGATGTGCTGATAGGATGATTAAACAAGCAGAAAAAGCATTAGACAGGTCAGAAACAGACTGGTCAAAAAACTTTTGGCACGGAGTGTGGCAGAAGTTAAGAAGTAAATATAAATCAATAGACGAGGTAACATATCATTAAAATGAAACAAAAAATATTAGAAGCAGTTAAAAAACACGCAGAAGGTAACATTGCAAAAGCAAAAGCAAATATTGATGTATTTTTAAATAGTCCTGTTGGTGTTGCAACACATATGGATTCAGTTGATACAGTTGTTAAAGAAATAAAAGTAATAGCAGACAACAAAGAAATTATTGAAACTCTAAACGAAATCTAAATGATTGATTATCTTTTAAAAGGTGGTGTATCACAACACCCAAACTTTTTCACAAACGAAAAATTTAATAGTATTAAAAGAGATTTAAAAAGTTTGGAATGGAACAAACAACATCAACCATATAAGATTGGGCATTATGGCAATAGACTACAGGCAATGCCTTGCTATCAAACTACATATGATAAAGAGAACGATTATATCATAAGTAATATAGAACGTATATTACAAACTAAAATTACTGATTTCAAGGTTCTTGTAAGAAAAATGTTATCTAGTGAAATAAAACAATCTCCACAAAACTTTGGTAAATATGGTTTTGTACATAGGGATTATCCTGAAGAATCCTATAAAGAACCTTTATTAGCAGGTATGATGTATTTTGACCAGGCATATGATGGAGGCACGGCATTTTTTCATACTCAAATGGAGAAAGCGCCAGACATATATATAAGTGCTCTTCCAAATAGACTGGTTTTATATCACGGTGGTAGATATCACGCACCTTGTTTTGATTATACCTTTGAAGAAAGAATAACTTTCTCTTTCTTCTTTAAACAAGAAATGGGACAAAATGAAATTAAAGATTAAGAAAACTGAATATCAAGATATAGCTGATTGTATCAGAAGTGACCAAGTACCTGCCTCGGCAGTATTTGAGTATTTTTCTGACAAACTTTTTTATAAGTGGTACAAGGGAAGATATCTTAATGCCTAGATATCTTTTTCATAATAAGAGAACTAAAAAAGAGTGGGCAGATTTTATGACAATTGCTGAAATGGAAGAAATGTTAGAGAAGAACCCACACGTTAGACAAGTGTTAACACCTATAAATATAGTGGCTGGTGTAGCAGGAATGTCTTATAGGTCAGATGATGGTTGGAAGGAAGTAAATCAGAAAATTGCAGAAGCACATCCAAATAGTTCCTTTGGAAAACATCATAGAAAAAGAGGAATTAAAGAAGTTAAAACTGAACAAGCTAGAGCTAAAGCAGCTAAAAAGGCATTGAGTTACAAAAGATAAAAAGGATTAAACAAAATGGCAAACAAAGATATACCAGATTTTATGCGTGGGTTTGATTTAGATAACGAGTGGGGTTTTACTCCAGTATCAACTAAACCATCAGACACACCAAGTATTGACCCTAAACTAGTAGAAGGAACAAACATAGAACTATCTAAAGTTAAGTCAGATGTTTCTACTATCAAAAGTATGATGAACGAAATTATGCAGATAGTGAACGATAAGGAAACGATAACAAAAGAGATTAGTGATGAAGATACGTTAGCAAGGTTTAAAGATATTGAAAAGATTGTGTTACCGTTTTTATATAATTTACAAAAAAGTGATGAACCTTATATCCACTGGCCAAATAGGTCTCCGATAATTAAGGCACAAATAGAGAAGTTACTTAAACTAACAAGAGGATAATAAATGAAATTAACAAACAATTTTTCATTAAAAGAAATGACTGCCAGCCAAACTGCTGAAAGGCACGGCATTAATAATAATCCTAGTGAAGACCATCAGGATAATTTAAAGACTTTATGTGAAAAAGTATTGCAACCGATTAGAAACCATTATGATAAATCTGTATCAGTATCAAGTGGATACAGGTCACCAGAGTTATGTGTTAAGATTGGTTCAAGTTTAAAATCACAGCACGCCAAGGGGCAAGCCGCTGATTTTGAAATATTTGGTACCCCAAATGCTGAACTAGCAAAGTGGATATCATTAAACATAGACTTTGACCAATTGATATTAGAATACCATAAGGTAGACGAACCTAATAGTGGATGGATTCATTGTTCTTATAAGAATACAGATGATAATAGAAAAGAGATATTAAGAGCATACAGAAATGATGATGGCAAGACATTGTATGAGAAATACGACCCTAGCTGAGAGGTTAGCAGTTTTTATAATGGCGATAAGATTGCTGAGCGTAATGCCATCATTGATATGTACGCACAGAAGGGAATCTAAGCATTGACAAGCTAGATAAAATATGTTATTATATTACTATGAGTATAAAAAAGAAAATTGAAGTATTAAAAGAAACAATCAAGTGGTTCAGAACGCAAATTGAACCACACGATTGTGGATGGATGCACACAACAATAGATGGTATCAAACACCGAATAAGTGATTTGAGAAAACAATTGAGGAGAAAATAATGAGTAGTAAATTTACGTGGGTTGATATAGACAAAACAAAACTTCCAAACACAAAAGGTAGACGTATAAACGGTTTCCGTTTCTATGATGTAGAGGGTAAGAATTATCCTTCTATCACAACTGTGCTAGGTGTTCAGAAAAAAGAAGGTCTTGAAAGATGGCGAAAAGCAGTTGGTGAAGAAGCAGCCAATTGGGAAATGGGTAGAGCGGCACGTAGAGGCAAAGCAACTCACACACTTGTTGAACAGTATATCAAAGGCGAAACACCTAGTATTAGGGACGTGTTACCTTTAGGTATGTTTAGATTGATGTTGCCTTATCTAGCTCAAATTAATAATATTCATTTATTGGAAGAAATAATGTATAGTCATAAGTTGACCATTGCAGGTCAAGTTGATTGTGTTGCTGAGTACAATGGCAAGTTATCTGTAATAGATTTCAAGACAGCAAATAAAGAACGTAAAGAAGATTGGATAGAAAACTATTATATTCAAACTTGTGCTTATGCAATTATGTATGAAGAGCTATTCGGTAAACCGATAGAACAATTAGTTATCTTAATGGCAGGTGAAGACGGTACAATGCGTTCATTTGTCCAACCAAGAAAACTATTTGAACCTAAATTGCAGAAATCTATTGAGTACTTTTATAAATACTATAACGAACTTAACAAAGATAAAATCAAGCAATAATTACATTAACAAAGTGGCCTGGATTTTATCCAACGAAGGTCATTTATGTTTAAAAAAATACTATCAATAATATTTGGAATCGTACTCTTAATGAGTATGGCTCCCGCTTTAGCCGGTCACGAAGAAGGCGGAGAATTACCTAAAGATTATGAACCAGCGCCAAATGTAGGTCCAAATTTATATTGGTTACAAATGCCTGTAATATGTGGTAGTAGTGAGGATGTGATTGCATATATTCAAAAAAGGAAATTTGCATTAGTTAATGTTTCATTTGGTAAAGAAAAAGCACACCCAGATGGTAAACCAGTTTTTATAGTACAATATTATGTTGATCCTACATACACACAATCACTTGTAGTTATGACAACATTAAATGGTGTTGAATCTTGTATGTTATACAAGTCATTTGATTTAAAATTTGCCAATCCTAAAAAGGGTATTGGTTCGTAAGGAATTTGACGTTGAAGGTTAGATAATAGTTGGAGAAGACGAGAGTTCGAATCTCTCCATCTCCACCATAAACACATTGATTTCAAGTGTGCTTATGGGGGATGACTGGAATTGATTCACAATCAAAACTAACTGGAGTTAGATAGTAGGTTGCTACTTTAAAGGACAAAACTATAAAGGATAACGCAAGTTATGCTCTTGCTGCCTAGTTAATAGGTAGACGGCGTTTGTGTAGTTTCCGTGGCAACAGAAAAACTACACACTTTACATTTAAGAAAAAATATGATATAGTATACGTATGAACTCAAAAGAATTTTCATTGATTATAGAGGATGTAGTAAAGAAGCATAAAGATATCTCATATGTGGACGCCATAGTCCATTATTGTGAAGAAAACAGTATTGAAGTTGAAACCACAGCACGTCTAATTACAAAACAACTCAAAGAAAAAATACAACATCAATCAGCACAGTTAAATTTATTAAAAGGTGGTAGACCAGGAGTATTACCAACTTAATATGTGGGATAAAATAATGTATAACTATATCTATCACTGGATAGAAAAAATAGCCAGTACAGTAAGTGTATGGGCGTGGCATAAAAGAGAAAGACTTTTACGAAAAGGACAAAACAAAAAATGAGTGATGATGAGTTTGGTAGTATCAGCGAAGAAGAATTTAATAAGAAACATATGAAAGCACTTGCACAAGCAGATCCACATAATTTTAAAAAGAAGAAAAAGAGAAGAATTAAGAAAGAAAAGCCTAATCCTTTTCACGCAAGAGCAATAGATGGATTTGGAGAATAATATGGATATAGAACTTATAGATAAATTAGGTAATGACCTATCAGTAGTAAATGCTGCTAGAGTATCATTTGCAAAAAGAAAAGATGAACTTGATGAAAAGGACGATAAGTTAATTAAGTATTTAGCAAAACACGGACATTGGTCACCTTTTGCTCACGGCTTTTTATCATTTAGAATTAAAGCACCTATCTTTGTTGCAAGACAATTAGTTAAACATCAAGTAGGGTTAAGTTGGAACGAAGTGAGTAGAAGATATGTAGATGATAAACCAGAATTCTATATACCTTTTATGTGGAGAAAGAGACCACCTGAAAGTATTAAACAAGGTTCAAGTGAAGAAGAGGTTGAATTTGATATTATGGAGTTAATAGATTTGTGTAAAGGAACTTATAACTATATGTTAGAGGAAGGTATTGCACCTGAAATGGCACGTATGGTATTACCTCAATGTATGATGACCGAGTGGATATGGTCAGGTAGTGTATATGCATTTAGTAGAGTGTGTAATCAAAGAAATAAAAGTAATGCTCAAGCAGAAACGAGAATGGTAACCTATCCACTATCAAAACATATAAAAGACCATTTTCCAATTTGTTATAAGTATTTGATATCAAATCAAAGATAGAATAGTATGGCATATGGAGGATTTGACGTATATAAAATATATCTAGGTGTTAAGTTGCATTTTACAACCAACTCCTACGACTATTATAAATATTCAGGAAAAGTAAATGCAACATTGGATTCATTTACTAAAAGAAAAGATAGGTATTTCTTCTACAAGTTATCTACAAAATATAGTCCAAGTGAAGTGCTTGATTTTTTTGTAAGTAATTTTGTTGATGATAGTAAGAAATGGATAGGAAATTTATTAAGTGATGACGGACACAAAACATACCTTCAGTATAAAAAATATCTGGAATCTTTTAACTACAGTTTACGAGATAATTTGGGTCGTATTGTTTACGATTTTAACACTCGTGGCATTTCTTTTAATAGTGGTTTATGCGTGGTTAATGGTCAGCATCCACGAATGCTACGATTACTTATACAACGGAAAATTAACTACCCAACCGCCATCATCTTGGATGAAATTCTTAATTTCATTAAGAACTGGGATACTCAAATTAAAGAAAAGATTGTGTGGACTGATATGTCCAGAAAATTAAAGAAAATGAAACCCTTTATTAGATATAATAAAACAGAAGCGAAATTAATAGTAAAAGAGATAATAACTAGTGAACTCAAATCTTAATAAGAAAATAAATGGTACGTGGACTATACCAGAGATACTAGAAGCAATGGAGATTATATGCAAGTCATAGATAATTTTTTAGATGAAAAAGATTTTGATGAATTAAGTACAAAGGTAATGGGTAGATACTTTCCTTGGTTCTATTATGACTCAATAGTAAAAGAAGATGATAGAGGAAAAATTGGTCATCAATTCTTTAATATGCATATGTTATATGACAATGACCGACCAACATTTAATACATCTTTTGAACTAATGGATCCAGTTTTAAAAAAATTAATGAACTTTGAAGATCCAAATATTTGTTTGAAAGC